GTTTCGATATGCGAAAAATTACACAATCGGCGAGCCTGACGATGAGCATGCTATCAAGTTTTGCTTATTTATTATGACGTTTTCTGATGCCGCTGAAGCTATTGAGCAATTCCTTGATTCAGTAGCCGAAAAGATAGATGCTGGCTTTGCCCAGAAAGTTATCATGACGTCTACAATGTCTAATTTTGAATATATTGATGAATACTACGGGGGCGGTGAGTAATGGCAATATTAACGTTACCGCACCCAAATATTGATTTTGTGCCGCTTGATATATTGACGGCTGCTGAGCAAAATCAGCTGGTTGCAAATATAAATGCCTTAGCAACGTTTGCAAACGGGCTGGCTGACGGCACAAATTTATCTGATGATATAGTCCTACCACGACACATGGCATTACTCACTGAGCAAAACACTATAAAAGAGATGGTTAATATCGGTTACGGTTTAAAAGCCAGCATAGTTAGAGTGGGCCAACTGGTATTTCTGACCGTTGGCGGCACAACGGCCCTGCCCACAAATTTAGCTAGTCTGTCCGAAAGAATGCCTGATAAATTTTGTCCAGCATCTTTTTTTGGCTGGGTTAATCTAAGGTTAACTGCTCGTAATTCAGGAAAATTGAGCGGCACTGCGATAATTAGATTTTCTCCTGATGGTAGAATGGATTGCGTAGCCAATAGTGGGCATAACGAATGGTATGGCACTGAATGCTGGTTTACAGATAAACCAGCCAGTTAGTAAGCTTATTTAACATACTCCATAGTAACACTCACTTCCGAATTGCCCCAAACATAACTACCAGAAATAGTAATATTAGTTTTATCAATGGAGGTAATACCAGCTTGGTGCGTACCCTCAATATATGGCAGTGCCTGTTTTATAGGATTGTTTGACAATACGCCAGACAATCGCATATTGCCAGACCACGAAATCAGCTCCCAGGCGTCAGTCAAGCCAGTAATGCCATGGGGCAGGCTTGAGGTGTTGTACCCACCAGTCATATTGACCACACCACGCACAACCTTACGAAAAATCGGGCGACCATCGATCCATTTTTTGCCAGTATTCTTTTCGTCTGTTGAACAATCGCGAAAATCTGGCGCAAGACTTCGTGGTAGGACTATACCGTGTAATATTTAGTGAGTTTTCCACAGGTATAATAGATGTGATGAAAAATGTCGAAAAATATCTAAAAAAGTCTATAAAATGCATGCAAAATGCTTGCATTATGCATGCATGTTTGCTATAATTAAGACAGTCAAGCGAGGCACATTAACAATCAGGAGCACACAATGATAGAACAAATCACAATCAAAGCTTTTATCGGCAGTGACAACAAGACTAAAAAACTTGAGGTCGACAAGATAATATCAATCGTAAACGCTAATCACGAAGCTTTCACTCTAGACTATCCAGTTATCGGATACTGGAGAGGTGAGGCAGAGGAAACGGCAGTACTCTATTTATCAGACGAACGCCAAAAGGTGATGAACACGCTCAGCGAATTAAAGGAGGTGTTAGGCCAAGAAGCAATCGCCTACCAGATAGAGAATGATTTACAACTAATATAAAACTAAAGCCTCGCTTGGCTCTAGGGTGCTCTAAACAGAAAGGGGACAGGAATGCCAAAGATAAATCGTATCACCAAGCAAAATGGTACTATCACTAAAACACAGGTGGATGCACCGACGCCAATCTACAACGTGCGGATCAAGCAAGAGGTGTATGAGCGGCTGGTTGTGCTAGCGGCAGAGAACGGCCGCAGTGTAACTGGCGAAATCAATCACCGGCTTGAGCAGTCGCTTGAAAAGTAGTATGATAGCTGGGCAGTTGTTGTGATTTGCAGCTGTCATTGTGGGGCACTCCGTTTTCGGGGTGCCTTTTCTGTTGACAAAGCAAAATCAGTTTGCTAGAATGACTAGTGAACGTACAGGATTTTCAGCCCGCCCAGATGCAAATCAGGGTGGGCTGTCTGTATCTGGCCTCAAAAAATTGTTATCAATTTTAGAGGCTATTTTTGTTTGTCAAGAGCAAAAATGGCATTTTGAGGGTAAAATGGGGAACATAACCATAGACGAGCGACGAATTCAGAAAATGCAGCAGCGGTTGGGAAAGGCGACAAAGCTAATCACCGACGATAATTACCTGCCGATGTTCAGAAATCGCCAGATCAATTATGCGAGAGAGTTCGATTATTCGATTAAATTGGCGAAACGAAAGCGTAATCCACGCAAGTACTTCGCGTTTATTTGGTCGAGTGCGAATCTGGCGAAAACGGTGGATTGGCTACGCAAACTGATCGCACAGGCGAAAGCTAAGGCAGCTGAGGAGCGCCACAAGCAGAAAATGCAAGAGCAGGCAGCATTGCCACTAAATATCGCTGGATTAGAGAAGCTGGCGCAGATGAAGCGCAGCTACAACCTGATAACGTAGTAATCACTGCTGACATTTTGACGCCGCTCGCGTAGCGGCTTGTTTACGTTTGCCCATGTGCAAATATTATGCAATAATCCTAGGTATATGCGAGTATTTGGGAGTTTTGCGTAATGAAAGCGGCCGTCTGGCCGTATTTTTTATTCAAGATCGTTCCAATTCGCCCTCCGCCGCCTCACTTTGATAACATTTTGATCAAAAATATTAACGTGAGGGTTCTATATACAATTGAGCTTTTAAGGTTCGTTATAAGCAATTCTATATAGAACTGGTTTTTTAAGTGGAGTTAAAATCATGACGAAAAATACAATTATGCCAATCGAGCGAGCTTTTGATGAATATCTGGAGTACTGCGAGTTTACGCGCCGGATGAGCCGCCAAACATTGAGTGCTAAACGCTGGGTGATGAGGGATTTTCGGGCCAACGTGCCGGCCAAAACACTAGGAGAGATCACAACACAGCAGGTGAACGATTGGATAGCCGCTCAGGCACGACGCGGGCTAAACAGTCGGACTATCAATACGCGAATTTGCCACGTGGTAGCAATGTTTCGCTATTTCAGAGACATGGGCGTGGAGATGCCTGAACTAAAGATTCGCCACATCGTCAAGCAAAAAGAGACCGAGCCAATCCGCCGAGTTTTCTACACAAGGGAGCAAATCGAGCAGGTATTGAGCTACTGCAATCAGATACAGTGGCTATTGATTAAATTATCGTTTGACTGCGGCTTACGTATCACTGAGCTACGGAACTTAAGACTAATGAATATCAGCGACAGGATGATTGTATTTGTAGGCAAGGGCGGTAAGCGGCGTGAGGTACACATGAGCCGAGAAGCACGCGAACGACTGACACAGTGGATCGTTAGCCGGCGTATTGATGACTATTTGTGGCAGAAATCGAGCGGCACATTGCTCAGCGTAGAGGAGTTGCGGCATTTAATGCGGCAGCCGTTTTACTTGGCGGGTTTTCGCAATTTTCACCCGCACTCGCTCAGACATTCGTTCGCAACAGACATTCAGCGAAACGGAGCGACGCTAATGGAATCACAGGAGATGCTCGGTCATTCAAATGCGGTGATTACACAGCGATATTTGCATGGATTGGATGGTCAGATGGCAGCATGCTTTGAAAGATTGAAGTTTAGCGCAACATCATAATAACAGGGGCAATAGTGTGGACTTTTCCACAGTTTTCGTATCATTTTTGCCCATTTTATAACGCAAGCGTATTGACAGAACGCTTGCGTTTTGCTATACTGAGGGCAGTTCAGATGAGCGGCGACCACCGCCATCAACGGCCTTTAACATCACTGGAAAAACAAGATTCATGGTTGAGCGGTTTGCTCTATCATGTAATATTTTTCAGTGATTTATATAAATCACGAAATAATCTTACATGATATAAACAGCGATTACCTCTGTTAGTCAAATCTATCAACCATGAATCGACTTCGCGTCGATTCTTTTTTATTTGACGTAAAAATGAGGCTAGAAATCCTGTACGTTCAGTTTTTGTAGCTTCATCAAACGTCAGAGGTATGTTTTGGCAAAAGCGGAGAGTTGGCTAGGAATAATTAGCAACCACGTTCATTTTGTCAGGATGTACAGGCGAAGATATCCAACCAGTACGAGAGTGACTGCGAGCACTCTTGTACGTAAAACGAAAGGAGCTGAAAAATGGCAGCGAAAAACAAACAAATCAAAAAAATCATTAGCTGGGTAGTTGGACTACCAGCCGCGATAATCGCAATCAGCGAGCCAACAGATCTGCGTCTTTGGTGGGTGCAGTTCGTGGCAATTGCGGTTCTGGCAATTGTGCTGTTTGTGAACGGTGCGTTCGACGAAGCTATACAAGAATTAAAATCGCGAAAGGAGATTTGGCGATGAAGATACACGTAAACGTGATGCCGTCACCAGTTCAGCTGGTGCCGGTACATAAGCGCGAGCCGCTCAATAGGGTGATTGACAGGCTGCGCGAGTTAGACGACCACGACTTCGACAAGTCAATCAAAGCAGCGAAGTGGCTGCGGATTTTCGATAAAGGCATGAAGTGGATTGAGGGCAAGTTTTATGG